GTATGTAGGGTATACGTATATGTACAACTACACAGAAGTGGTTTTTTAGTCTGTATATAAGCAATCCTTTATGTAAACCTCTATAAAGTAGGGCCGATGTGGACCTAGTTAGTATCACTATTTGAGACACAGCTTATAGGGGTAACTAATCGTGTATTACAGTAACGAAATGTTACAACTCTGTAATAATACATCACGTTTTGTTACAATATTAGCAGTTAGTGCATTTTAGGGGTTGACCAGGGTGTTTCTATGGGTATAACTGCGGAGCAGGAGCACACAGAGTATTACTCTTAGAGTTAAAACTAAAGTAAAGTAATAAATAAAGAAGAGTATTACTCTATAAGAAAGTGTTACAAATAAGATAGTGGACATAGGAAGAGTTTAAACTCTAGAGTAATACTCTACAATCACGTATTATTACAATTTAACACTTGTAGTGTGTATATATTCGTGTATACTTGTATTAATGTAACTATAATAACATAAAACAATGTTACATTAACTGATACGTGTCGCTCTCTATGTAACACTCTCTCCTCCCTCTCTCCTCATATATAGTTTGCGGCACGTATCACTTTATTTCCCCTTGTATAATAAAAGTATTGACTTTCATGTCTAAACGAATAAAACTATACGCATCAGACTCCGTACTAGAAGAGTTTTACTCTGCTTTAGCTTCTAATGATGTTAAAGCTTTCCAGCGTGTACACATTCCTCGTAGTGACGTATTCTATGTTAGAGCGCATTTACGTGAAGTGTTCCCAGATAAAGAGTTAACCCTAGATTACGTAGAGAGGATGATGTACTTAGAGGGTCTACTGGACCGCAGTGACGTATTAGACCCTGATAGAGAGCGAGACTATGGCTAGAAACTACAAGAAAGAGTATGCTAACTACCAGGGTAAGCCAGCCCAAGTAAAGAAGCGTACATCTCGTAATGCTGCTCGTGCTAAACTCTCTGCAGGTGGATCTGTTAGGAAGGGTGACGGTAAGGACGTTCACCATAAGGATGGCAATCCTAAGAATAACAAGAGTTCCAACTTAACAGTTACAACTAAAGCTAAGAACCGTAGCTTCCCTCGTAACAGTAAAGCAGGTAAAGCGTAATGGCTATTGAATACAGAGGTGAGAAGTTTGAAGGTTACAACAAACCCAAGCGTACCCCTAAGCATCCGACTAAATCCCACGCTGTACTTGCCAAAGAGGGTGACACCATTAAGCTCATCCGCTTTGGTGAACAGGGAGCATCAACGGCAGGTAAACCTAAAGCGGGTGAATCTGATCGCATGAAGAAGAAACGTGCATCCTTCAAAGCTAGACACGCTAAGAATATCAAGAAGGGTAAACTCTCAGCTGCGTACTGGGCAGATAAAGTAAAATGGTAGGTACTCTTGGTGTAATCATGGTATGTATGTCTGCTTTAGCTGAACACTGTCAGGTACTGACTAGCCCCTACGTATTCAGTAGTGAGGAGGAATGTCAGGCTTCTGTTGTAGCTGAGTCACGTAAGATTATGGATATGTATAGCCACGCAGTCATCACACCTACTTGTGTAGCTCTGCGCTACAATGGGGAGCCAGCGTAATGGCAGCACCTAAGCCAACTAACCCTAAGTTGTATTCTAAAGTAAAGGCAGAAGCTAAGAAGAAGTTTAAAGTATGGCCCAGCGCTTATGCGTCTGCCTGGCTTACTAAGACATACAAAGCACGTGGAGGTAAGTACAGTGGCACAACGAAGAACAAAGTCTCGTAGTCAACACGTACTTCCAAGCGCTAGGGGTTACTCTGCTGGTGGATTAGGTAAGTGGTTTGGTGAAGAGTGGACGGACGTTAAGACAGGTAAGCCTTGTGGTAGACAGGCAGGTGACGGTAGAGCATACCCAGCTTGTAGACCAAAGGCAGTAGCCTCTAAGATTAGTAAGCAAGAAGCAGCAAAGAAAACTGGACCTAATAAAGTTAAGTGGTCTACAACAGCATCTGGGAAGAAACGAACATGAAGAAGGTATGTCCTAAATGTAAGGGTAAAGGTTGTTCTCACTGTGGTGGAACAGGTTATCATGAAAGTATGAACGAAGGTGGTATGATGAACAAAGGTATGAAAGCTCTTAAGAAAGAAGCACCAGAAGTAGCTAAGAAGATGGGTTATATGAAGGGTGGTATGTCCAAGAAGATGGGTTACGCTCACGGTGGCTTAGCCTGTGGTGCAGATATGCAACCCGCACGTCCCATTAAGAATAACAAGTCATGAAGTATTATCACAAATACCAAGAAGCTCTTGAAGCTAAGGGTTATCGTGTAGATGAGCATGGCTACGTGTGGGACTCCATGGGTAACCAGTCTGCTGGTGAAGACAACTACGGTAACGTACAGAGCAAAGACCCTAACGTCAATGCTATCTGTGAGGCAGCTGCTATTGCTGCTGTTAAGCCTAAGAAGGCTGCAGCACCTAAGGGTAAGAAACGTGCTCGTACATCTAAAGGTCACTACATTGCAGATGACCCTAACACGCCAGAGAATGAAGCGTGGGTTGACGAGTAATGAGTTTATTCAATCAAGGTAAACCTTCACGTATGCGGTCTGTGTATGGTCACAATAGTGGCACTACTACAGAGGATGTATATACGTGTCCAGCTAACTGTGTAGCGGAGCTTACCTTTATACATGTAGTAAACGGTGGAGTTAGTACTAACTCTGTAGACGTTTTGTGGTATGTAGCTGAAGATAACTACACGTCACACTTCTTATCTGGTAAGAGTCTAGGAGCAGGCGATAACACTACATTTATTAACATAGACTTAGTACTCCAACCTGGTGACAAGATACAAGTAACCCCAGTAAGCGCTGGGCATATTGACACCATTCTTACTGTAACAGAGACCTTTGTTCCTGTTGGTTAGCGGGTATTCCAACATAGCAATTCTAAATAGCACCATAGTGTAGTATAACTGTATGAGCCAATAAAGGCATAGCATACAGGAGACTACACTAATGTACTTAACATACGACTACCCAAGCCAAGTTAGAATTGCAGTAACTAACTCAATCAAATGTACCTTTAAAGCAGTAACTAAATTCTTTGCCTCTATTGGCACCTCACTCGCAGCCGCTCAACAGATGAGAGCAGACTACTGGCTGCTTAACAACATGAGTGACAAACAACTTAAAGACATTGGTATTACCCGTGGTGAGATTAAGCAACGGTTCTACGGTACAGATAGTCAAACATGAGAAAGTAGTGTAATGGCACGTAACTTAACAGAGAATCAACAGAAGTTTCTTGAAGTCTTATTTGATGAGGCGGGAGGCGATGTTGTACGTGCCAAGCAGTTAGCTGGGTATAGTGATAAGACTCCTACAAGACTTATTGTTGAATCTCTAAAGGATGAGATTAACGCAGCAACTCGTACTCACTTTGCTCGTTCTGCTCCTAAAGCTGTTATGGCTCTTGTAGGTGCTCTCAATGACCCTACAGAGCTAGGCATTAAAGACAAGATGGCTGCAGCTAAGGACTTGCTTGATCGTGCAGGACTTGGTAAGGTAGATAAAGTAGATGTTACTTCTAATGGAGGTGGTATCTTTTATCTGCCCCCTAAAGAAGGTAATAATGAGTAACAGTGGCCCAGTACGACTACGATAGAGATTTAGGATTCTGGGAGTTACCCAGACCTTTGAAGGGTAAAGAGAAGGAATGGCACGTAGTAGCACGTGTAACAGAGCGTCAGATTCCTTTTGGTTATAGGGTGCATCCTGATAATGATAGGCTCTTAGAACCTATACCAGAAGAGTTAGAAGCATTAGAGCTTGCAAAGCGTCACTTAAAGCAGTATTCTTATCGTGAAGTAGCAATATGGTTAAGTAAGACTACTGGACGCTACATATCTCATATGGGCCTACACAAGAGAATCAAAATTGAGAAAAAACGTAAGAAATCAGCTACAATTAAACGCAAGCTTGCCAGAAGGCTCGAAGAAACGCTCTCGCAAATCAAGAAGCTTGAAGAAGGCCGTATCGGTAGCTACAGTATCCCAGAAGACTGAGGAGCCTAAAGCATTACCAGCTACTGCTAGAGCCGCTGAGTTTGATGCAGACATTGCACAAGAGGTAGTATTTAAGCCTAACCCAGGCCCACAGTCTAACTTTCTTAGTGCATCAGAGCGTGAAGTACTTTATGGTGGATCAGCAGGCGGAGGTAAGAGCTACGCCATGCTTGCTGACCCTCTACATGGACTAAATGATCCTAACTTCTCTGGATTGCTAGTACGTCATACTACAGAAGAACTAAGAGAACTCATACAAAAGAGTCAGGAGTTATACCCTCGTGCAGTACCTGGAATTAAGTGGTCGGAACGTAAATCGCAATGGACTTCTCCTCAGGGTGGAAGACTTTGGATGTCTTATCTCGACAAAGACACCGATGTCACACGATACCAAGGTCAAGCTTTTAATTGGATTGGGTTCGATGAGCTTACGCAATGGGCTAGCCCTTACGCTTGGGATTATATGAGATCTCGCTTGAGATCTGTACACTCTAACAAACTAGGTCTTTACATGAGGGCCACAACAAACCCCGGAGGAAGCGGTCATGCTTGGGTTAAAAAGATGTTTATTGACCCTGCGAGAGCTAATGAGCCTTTCTGGGCAACGCATCTTGAGTCAGGTGAAACGATTACGTATCCTCAAGGACACAGTAAAGCTGGTCAGCCTTTATTTAAAAGACGCTTTATTCCAGCCTCTCTATTCGACAATCCGTACTTGGCTGAGTCTGGCGACTATGAAGCAATGCTTCTCTCGCTTCCAGAGCATCAGCGCAAGCAGCTACTTGAAGGTAACTGGGATGTTAATGAGGGTGCCGCTTTTCCAGAGTTTGACCGCAAGATACATGTCGTGGACCAATTCGAGGTTCCTGAGTCTTGGGCAAGGTTTAGGGCTTGCGATTACGGTTATGGCAGTTACACTGGCGTTCTGTGGTTTGCTGTAGCACCTGACGAACAACTAATTGTGTACCGTGAGATGTATGTCTCTAAAGTTACAGCTTCTGACTTAGCAGATTTAATACTTGAAGCAGAAGCAAAAGATGGTACAATACGGTACGGGGTGCTGGATAGTTCTTTATGGCACAACCGTGGCGACACTGGGCCTAGCTTGGCAGAGCAGATGAACCATAAAGGGTGCCGCTGGCGTCCGTCTGACAGGTCAAGAGGCTCACGTGTCGCAGGTAAAAACGAAATACATAGGCGTCTACAGGTAGATGAGTTTACTGATAAGCCTCGCCTTGTGTTTATGAACAACTGTACAAACACTATTGCACAGATACCTAGCATACCACTGGACAAGAGAAACCCAGAAGACGTAGATACTCATGCAGAAGATCACCTCTACGATGCACTGCGATATGGTATCATGACACGTCCACGCAGTAGTATATGGGATTACAACCCAGCAACACAACGCACAGGCTTTCAGGCATCTGATCCCAGCTTCGGCTATTAAGGAATATAAAACATGGCAGAAATCAATGATCTTTCGTTTGAGACTGACGAAGTAACCGCTGCAGAAGATACTAAAGACAGTATTTTTACAGAGACTTCTAGTGTTGTGAGTTTTGTTAAACAGCGTTACTCACGATCAGAGGACTCTCGTTATACAGACGAACAGCGCTGGCTTCGTGCTTATCGTAACTATCGTGGTCTCTACAGTTCTGATGTACAGTTCACAGACACAGAGAAGTCTCGTGTATTTGTTAAGGTAACTAAGACTAAGACACTTGCTGCATACGGCTCTATCACAGATGTACTGTTTGGTAATAACAAGTTCCCTATGAGTGTAGACCCCTCCATTCTGCCAGATGGTGTAGCAGAGTCTGTACACATTAACGCTGACCCTAATGCAGCTGCTGCTGGGGATGCACTAAAGTCTGTTACAGAGCGCCCAGCGCCTAAGCCTTACTTGATTGGCCCTGACACTAAGCTTGAGCCAGGTGAGACACTTGCAGACTTAGCACGGCGTATTGGCCCACTAGAGGATAAGCTCTCATCTGTAACTGATAAGATTGTTGAGGGTGACGGTACTACCCCTACTACAGTTACATTCCATCCTGCTATGATTGCAGCTAAGAAGATGGAGAAGAAGATCCATGACCAGCTAGAAGAGTCTGGTGCTTCTATACATCTACGCTCTATGGCATTTGAGATGGCTTTGCTTGGCACGGGTGTCATGAAAGGTCCGTTTGCTATAGATAAGGAGTACCCTAACTGGAATGAAGAGGGTGAGTATGACCCTATCATTAAGACAGTACCTGAGACACAACACGTGTCATGCTGGAACTTCTACCCTGATCCAGAAGCTGCATCTATGGAAGAAGCAGAATATATCATTGAGCGTCACAAGATGTCACGCACTCAGATACGTGGTCTAAAGAGCCGCCCTTACTTTATGAAGGATGCACTAGACACTGCTATTGCTAAAGGCCCAGACTATGTGCAGAAGCACTGGGAAATGGCAATGGAGGATGACGATACACAACCTGACTCAGAGCGCTGGGAAGTCTTAGAGTTCTGGGGTTTTGTTGATGTAAGTATCTTAGAAGAGAATGGCGTTAAGATACCACGTGAGTACAAAGACCTTGATGAGCTTAACTGTAACATCTGGGTATGTAACGGTGAAGTACTACGCTTTGTACTAAACCCATTCAAACCTGCACGTATTCCTTACTACGCTGTTCCTTATGAGCACAACCCATATTCTTTCTTTGGCATTGGTATTGCTGAGAACATGGATGATACACAGACGTTGATGAATGGCTTTATGCGTATGGCTATTGACAACGCTGCTCTATCTGGTAACCTTATCATTGAAGTAGATGAGACCAACCTTGTACCAGGTCAAGACATGAGTGTTTACCCCGGCAAGGTCTTCCGCCGCCAAGGTGGTGCTCCAGGGCAGGCTATCTTCGGCACCAAGTTCCCCAACGTAGCACAAGAGAACATGCAACTCTTTGATAAAGCACGAGTACTTGCAGATGAGAGTACTGGCTTCCCTAGCTTTGCACACGGTCAGACGGGTGTTAGTGGTGTAGGGCGTACCGCTTCTGGTATCTCTATGCTTATGTCTGCTGCTAACGGTTCTATTCGGGCGGTAGTTAAGAACGTAGATGACTATCTGATTCGCCCTATGGGTAAAGCTTTCTTTGCATTCAACATGCAATTTGACTTCGACTCCTCTATTCGTGGTGACTTAGAGGTTCGTGCGTCTGGTACAGAGAGTTTGATGGCTAATGAAGTACGGTCACAGCGCTTAATGCAATTCTTGCAGGTAGCACAGAACCCTGTACTGGCTCCTTTTGCTAAGATGGATTACATCATTCGTGAGATTGCTAAGTCTATGGATCTTGACCCAGACAAGGTTACCAACTCTATGCAGGATGCGGCTATCCAAGCTGAGATCTTAAAGGGCTTCCAGCAGCCACCACAGCCTGCTGTAGGGCCAGATGGAGTTCCTATGCCTCAAGGTGGCCCAGCGCCAGAAGGACAAGGCCCACAAGGCGTACAGGACACCACAGGTAGTGGTGGTGGACAGATGGGTGTAGGCACAGCACCAACACCAGGTGAGCAAGGATTTAGTGGTAATGTCGCTTAAGCGAATAGTTAACGATAAAGAAGTATGGGATTCATTTCTTGAAGAGCTAGAAGATCGCATCTCAGGAAACCATAGAAGTATGGAGAACCTCTCAGATACTGCTGAGATATACCGCCACCAAGGTGCTATCAAAGCGCTGAGACAACTTAAGTACTTGAGGGACTACGTGAATGGCTGACTTAGACCAACAAACAGAAGTGGTTTTCCAAGGAGGAACAGCAGATCAATGGCGTGACTATGTAGACACAGTAAAAGTAGACATTCCAGAGGTGTCTTTTAAAGACGCTGCTACTTTTGTTGCTAGTATGACACCTATTATTGGTGACGCTATGGCGGCTAAGGAAGTCTACGATGAGCTACAGAAAGATGAGCCTAATTACTATTTAGCTGGTGCTCTGGGTGGCGCTGCTCTTGTAGGTCTTATTCCAGGTCTAGGTGATGCTGCTGCTAAAGCCATTAAGAAAGGTGCTAAAGAAGTATTTGACGTAGCTAAGCGTGTAGAGGTTGATCCTAATGCTATGGGTTCTGGTCTAGGAAATGTTAGATTAGCTGCTAAAGAACCCTTCAAGAAAACACGAAGCGCTTACAGAATAGCAACACAATCGGAAGATGGAAAGCTATACCCTCTATTTGTTAATGCTTCTGATGAGATACCTGTTGGTGAATGGGTATCAGCATCTGTACCACCTGTTACTTTTAAAGGTGCTAATGGTAATATGTATGTACCAAGTAGAGGTGCTACAAGATCTAAGGGTGAGAAAGCTAAAGCAACAGGGGATATGCAGACTATCCCAGACCAAGAGACCGCAGATAGATTAAGAGAGATGGGCTTTCCTGTTGAGAAGCCTAGCAAGACTGCGCCCTATGGTAAGGTAAGGGCGGTTGCTTCTAGACCAGGGTTTCATGCAACAACAAAGCCCGTTGCACATCACTTAGGGCCAGAAGACCTTATTATCTCATCTTCAGAGAGAGATCAGCTTTTAAAAGCAGGCGTAACTCCTAAGGCTTTTAAAGCAAAAACTTTTAACTATCTTGATGGTAAGTTAATCAGCAAAAAAAAGGTATCTGAACTTTCCCCAGAGGATAAAAAAAGAGTAGAAAGCCAGAAGAAATACTACGTGAAGCGTAGGGCAGAGGATCAAGTCTTTGTTGAAGTAGACATGGCTGACGATACCAGTGAAGATCTCCTAAAATACATGCAGGAGAGAGGTAGAACAGATATAAACGATAAACTCCCGTCTGGAGGTAGTTATACCTATCAAGACGGTCAGGCAGATGCTGAAACATGGGTAGTAGGCGGCGATATGAAAGTCAACCGTGTACTAAGCCGTGAAGAAGCAAAGGCAGCACAAGAGGCTGCTGGTGTAAAAGACCTCCCTTACAGAGATGAAATAGAAGAAATACTAGGACGTAAGTTCGCCAAAGGTGGTTTAATAGGAGAAGAAGATATGTACACAGGCCAAAAAGACGCCCTATTAGCCACGGGTATGGGATCTATCTCAAAGTTTAACGAGGGCGGAGCAGTAATGAATAATAGAGATACCCAGATGGAGATGCTCTTTGATGAAGGTGGCATTGCAGATGATGGCATGAATGTCGATCCTGTGAGTGGTAACGAGATACCTCCCGGCTCTATGGCCTCAGAAGTACGTGATGATATTCCTGCACAACTAAGTGAAGGTGAGTATGTTGTACCTGCTGATGTACTGCGTTTCTATGGCGTTAAGTTCTTTGAAGACTTACGCTCAGAAGCTAAGCGAGGCATGGCTCAGATGGAAGCTGATGGGCGCATTGGTGGTGAGCCTATAGGAATGGAAGACCCACGTGGCGCTGAAAGTGCTCTAACACCAGAAGAGATGGCTGTACTACAAGAGATGGGTATGGCAGTAGGTGGCATGGTTCCTCAGCCTACACAGAGTACAGATCCTTACATGCAACAACAGCGTATGTATCAACAACCTTCCCCTGTAGCTATGGGTAACACGGGTTATAGTAATGGTGGTTTAGAGGATGGTATTACTCCTATGCCCAGTATTACTCCTCCCCCAGATAATGCTGTTCCTGTTAACACACAGTCTACGTTTGACCCCTCTATGTATGGCGCTGGCTTTAGCTTCCTATCACCGTCTACTCCTACTGAAACAGCACCTGCAACAAGCACTGTTATGTTGTACAGCCCTGACGGTCTTACAACTCTATCTTTATCTCTCCCTGCACAGCAATCAGAATATGATGCAAAGTTAGCAGCTGGTTGGAGCACTACACAGATACAGACGCCTCAAGTCACAACACAAGCGGGTGTAGATAAAGACGAAGATTACGGCGGTCCTATTAAACCTGATACAGGTGAAAAAGGTAAGAAGTTTAGCGAGATGAATGGTGAGGAGTTGCAAAACGCTCTAAACCAAAACAAAAAAGCAAGTGCTATTATGAAGGGCTTGGTTGTCTTTAACCCTATGTTAGGTCTAGCGGGTCTAGGTGCAACTAAATACGCAGAAAAAAAGATACTAGAGAATATGAAAAAGCTAGGTGTTGAGCCTGTTGAGTCTGATGATCCAGGTGGTATTGAAGGTATTGCAAATTGGATTGGAGATAAGTTTGGTACTAAAGATGAAGATCCTACTCTATTAAAAGGAAGAGATGTTAGTATTACGCCAGCAGGTGCTACTACTGCAAGTGCAATGTCACAAAAAGAGATACAGGCAGGTATTGATTACGCTGCTAAGGGTGATGATCGTGATGAGGATTGGGATGAAGGTAGGGTATTTGAGAATCAAACAGCACCGTCAACGGAAAGAACTTCTGCAGAATTAAAAGCCGCTTCGGAAGCCGCCGCTGAAAAATTAGGAACAACTGTTGCTACAGGAGGAAAGGCAGAAGGCGGCTTGATGCAGAAGAAAAAGAAGAAGAAGTAACTACTCACTACCATAAAACAATAAGGCTACCCAGCTAAGGCTGGCCCCAACATAAGGAAATACAATGCCAGAAGCTTTAATCCAAACGGACTCATTGTCCCATAAACGTAATCTCTCTCGTGTAGAACGTGATGAGGCAGAACTAAAAGAACTGCTCAAGCAAGCAGGGGTAACGCAAGATGAAACAGAAGAAGAAGCTGTTGAAGCGGAACCCGATAGCTCAGAGTCTAGCGAACCCCCAGTTCAGGCAGAGAGTTCTACCAAACAAGAAGAAGAACCACAAGCTAAAGCACAAGAAGATGAAGAGTTAAGTGCGGAAGAGAAGAACTTTAAGAAGCGTTATGGTGACCTACGGCGTCACACTCAGGAGAAAGAGAAAGAGTTTCAGGCAAAGCTTGATAAGCTAACTTCTCAACTAGATGCTGCTACAAAGAATGAGCTTGTACTACCTAAGTCAGAAGATGAAGTAGAGGCGTGGGCTAAGAAGTACCCAGACATTGCAGGTATCGTAGAGGCTATTGCTGATAAGAAAGCTAGTGAGCGTTCCTCTGAGCTTGATGGGCGCTTAAAAGAGATTGAAGCTTTACGTACAACCGCTAAGCGTGAGAAGGCAGAAGCTGAATTACTCTCTCTTCACTCCGACTTTCAAGAGATTCGTGCTGATGATGCGTTTCACTCTTGGGCAGAGAAGCAGCCTAAAGTAGTACAGGATGCTCTGTATGAGAACAGCGAAGATGCTAAGTCTGTTGCACGAGTAATTGACCTTTATAAGTCAGATCAAGGTATTAAGACTAAGAAGGTGTCTAGCTCTGATAAAGCAGCAGCATCCTCAGTTAGGTCTAAAGGACGGGCAGCACCCGACACAGATGATTCATCTAAGTATATCACTGAGTCACAGGTAGCTAAAATGTCTATTAAGGAATACGAGAAGCGCATGGAAGAGATCTTTGATGCTCAGCGCTCTGGTAAGTTTATTTACGATGTATCAAAGAAATAAGTTGACATTACTTGTATCGTAGATAAAACTATAGGCATGTACAGTGTCAGGCATTAACTGCTTGTACATGCTTTTAACTAAGCACTAGCCACACGAAGAACTACCTCTGAGTATAGGCCCAGCGCTTGAAGGATGGCCCTCCTGATAGCAACGCTGACTACCCTAGAACAAAGAGCCTCTTTTAATGTGGATATGTAGTGTCTAAATCTCACGCCATATCTATAAAGGAGAATTATTATGGCTATTGGAACCGCTGGTGGTGGATTTGACGGGAACTTCTCCCCGATTATTTACTCCAAACAAGCACAGATCGCACTGCGCCGTTCTGCTGTAACTAACGCAATCACCAACAACTCTTACTTCGGTGAGATTGCAAACCAAGGCGACACTGTTCGCATTCAAAAAGAGCCAGACGTAACCGTCAACGCTCTGCAGCGTCACACAGGTATCTCAGTAGAGAAACTTGATGACTCTGACTTCTCGCTCACCATCGACAAAGCTAACTACTTTGCTTTCAAAATGGATGACATTGAAGAGCAGTTTGCAAACGTAGACTTCACCTCTTTGGCTGCTGATCGTGCTGCCTATAAGATGGCTGATGCTATGGACACAGACGTACTGTCGTACCTCTCAGGTCACACAACTGCAGGTGCTTTCATCACTACTTCTGCTGGTGACAAGCAAACTACAGAGACAGCTACTGGTGAATACATCACTGCAAACCACTTGGACGCAACTGACTTCGGTAACTTGACAATCGCTGCTACAGCAACTGCAGGTGATTCCGTACCATTGGCACCACGTTTGCCAGGTGCAACTGCCCTGTCAGCTACAACTGTTTCTCCATTGACCGTACTCGCACGTATGGCTCGTAAGATGGACCAAGCAAATGTAGAATCTCGTGGACGTTGGGTTGTTCTTGATCCAGTATTTATTGAGATGCTGAAAGACGAAGACTCACGCATGTTGAATGGTGACTTCGGTGGTTCAGGTCTGCAAAACGGTCTGGTATTGAACAACATTCACGGCTTCCGTGTTTATCAGTCCAATGCTCTTCCTGCTGCTGGTACAGGTGCTGGGACTTCTGGTACAAGTGCACAGTCCACTAACTACGGTGTTATCGTAGCTGGTCAGGACGATGCTGTTGCTTCTGCTGAGCAGATCAACAAAGTTGAGAACTACCGTGACCCAGACAGCTTTGCTGACATCGTGCGTGGTATGCACCTTTATGGTCGCAAGATTCTGCGCCCAGAGGCACTCCTCACAG